CTTACAATTAATCTAGTTGTGTCAGTATAGTTTTCGCCTTGACTTATAATTTCAACACTAGTAACTTGTCCAAGATTATTAATATATGTTTGTAATTCTGCACCCGATCCTTGTCCTACTATTTCAACTGTAGGACCTTTTCTAACAGTATCAGTTTCTGGATCAAAGTTAATGTCTTTATACCCTCTGCCTGCGTCTATAATTTCCACTCTAGTAATTTTACCGTTGCTAACAATAGGTGTTAGCTGTGCTTGGGTAACTTTACTTGTACCGATAAATCTTAATTCTTCTAAAGTATCAATTTCATAATCATACAAATTTGTAAACTTACTTGGTTTTACTTGGGCCGATGTTAACGGCGATAAATTAAAATCATCAACAATAAGTTTTTCTATAAGAACTAGATTAATTCTTTCTATTACTTGCTTTAATGCTTCTGTCTTGTTAACAAACATTCCCTGTCTAGGAGAAAATCTATTACCATATTTTAATTTAACTGGTAAATTCGGATCCGGAACTTGCCTAGATTGTTCGTCATATCCTATTAAACTATCAAACCATTTACGCTCAGTTTCTTCATTTAGAACGCTTGTTGCTAAGCCGTCACTCATAATTTGATATTGTGTGTGAATATTTTGTTCAGCATTTTCATTGTTGAGCCATTTAACGTTAAGCACAACATTTTTATCATTTAAGAAACTATCAACATTATGAACTATAAATCTATCTTGAGCGTGTATTGCCAAATGTCTATAACCCGAGCCTGCAGGATCGGATATAATTCTAGCTAAATCATTTACAGATAGTATTCTTGATTTATTAACAGGAACATCTGTTTTATTTCTTACCCAGAAGTAAAATTTGCTTCCAAAAGTTTGTGTAGTTTCGTCATAGTTAATAACTTGTGTGTATTGTGCATCTGCATATGCAGACTGTCCGCTTACGTTTACTGCAATACCTGCATCAGTTCCGCTAAGATCATCCCATGCACTCGGAATATAATCACTTTCTACCCATTCGTAAACTACTACTTCGTATCCCGGCATTAATTTATTAAAGTTATTAACTTGATGTACACTGTCACCTTGATAAGCGTTGATAAATTTCGTTCTACTAATATCATACCAAACTTCGCCTACATGTGACGGACCCCAAGGGTCGGCTTCATCAAACATACCTGCTATCGGTGTAACATTATAACGTGCTGGATCCCAAGGTGTTTTGTAATCTATTTCTTCTTCGGCAACACCAGGAAACTTTCCTTGTATAATATCTACAAAATCTAAATCAGTTAGTTTTGTATTTGTTTCTTTATTGTATAAGAAGGCACCTTCTATTTTACTAATATCAACAGTATCCACCGGTTCTCTTATTATATTCCAAGCTGACTTATTGAACGGTTTTCTATAATCTATTATTTCGCCTTCATAAGTTTCTTTTGTTATTCTAGGCATACCTACGTAAGTATGATTATCATTAATTAAAAGTATTTCACCAAATGTTTCAGTTTCTCCTGCATAACTAAATCTTTCTGCAAAAACAAATTCGTCATTTAGGTTTTCAAATACAAATACAGCACCACTATTAATATTAATATTATTAAAGGTTGTAAACCCAGAGTCAAAAGAAGTAACAGTTTCTGTGTTGCCTAAACTTGTACCGTCAAATGTAGTCGGAGAAACTATGTCACCGTTCTTACTTGTTATTACTAGTTCATTTTGACTGAAGTCTATATTATAACCAAATAATTCAGATTGTTCATTGTTTGGACTGTAAAGTATTACTGGATCTGTAAACTGACCTTGAGCATTTTCTTTATAAACTAATACCCTGCCTTGATCAATATTTTTACTATCATTAAAAGGTTCACTTATTGCAAGGAACTTGCCGTCGTCGCTAATAGCAATGTCATGATAGATACCGTCTTTACTGCTTGTATCTTCTATTATTTGCTTAAACATATACTTGTTACCGTCTAATTTGTATATGCCTATCGAAGTAATAGTGTCGCTCACTGTAAAGTCAGTAATATAAAATCCTTCTCCGTATTCGTCTAGTGCAAGATATTCCCAAGTACTATCCGGAGTATCTACATTAAGAGTCGGATCAATACCACCGGCTTCATCGTTGAAATAATTGTTTGCAATTCTAAATTCTTTATCGTTTAATATGCTGTGTACATAATATGTAACACCTTCAGAAAGCCCAACTTGTGCTGCTGCTCCTGCACTATCAATAGCAGCAGGTATTCTAATGCGTATCGGCATACCTATTGACATCCACGCTGTGCTCGAATCATCGCTAAGAACAATTGTGTCGTTGTCAGTATCAATTGCTTTTACTTTAACTTCAACTTTATGCTCGTTTAGTACAACAAGCGTTTTACCATCTTTGCTTACATCAAAGTTTTTAGCAAATTGTGTAAGCGGCCATTTAGGACTAAACACAAATTCATTTTCATACAGTGTGCCACTATTGTTTGGAAGGTATCCTAAATAATCTTCACCACTTGTAACTACTTCCCAATCTCTAGAGTTAAACGGTTGTGTTCCGTCAACTCTTGTTATTGCTTTATATAGTTTAAGAGTACTATCATCGTCAGGGTCAGCATATTTTACAATTTCTCCCGGTGAATAATCTAAGAACGGATCATTAGCAAACAATCCTTTGTAGTCACCGTCTTTACCGTAACGCCAACTTATTCTATTCCAATAAGTTGTATTAGAAACATCAATCGGTATTTCTTCTTGTGGAACAAATCTACGTGCTTCGTAATACTCGCCATTATTTTCAACTATTGTACCTGCTTCGAATTCGTTTATAGGTCCCCATTCTCCGAAGAAATTTTCTAATTTATCTTTGGGAACACCGTGTTTAATAATTTCAAGTTGTCCAGTGTCGCCTGTAGAACTTACAAATAAAGTATAATCTAAGCCGTCTTGGACCATTTTAATTTTGGTTCCGTATTCTTTATTAGTTGCAGCACGTTCACTAACAAAACTGTTTACATATGAATAGCCGCTTCTGCCGTTTGACTTGAAAATACTTATAACACCTTCGTTGTCGTACTTAACATCACCGAAATCGTCTACAGTTACTGAATATACTTGTGTATAGTCTCTGTTATAATAATCAGGATAGTTAGCCGGAACATCAGCACCTAGTTTAAGCTCTTCGTCATAGAACCAATATTCTTCATCGACAATTTTACTGTATTGCCAGCTAGGTAATAATTGTGCGCCTCTACGCAAAGGCAAGTTTCCGTCTGCGTTTCTAAAAATTAATAATCCACCAATAAGGTCAGTTCCTAGTGCAATATCCTGCTCAACACTAGAAATCCGTCCCATGACCCTTGCAGGCTCTCCAGGAAATAGTACAGGATCTGGTTCTCTTCTGATTTCATATCTTGCAATGTTGTTTAACTGCGACCAATCACCTTCTATATTTCTAAGGAATACCCTTACAGAAAATCCGTCTCTTTGATACCTAACTACTTCTGCTCTACTAGTTGTTCTTTTAATTAAACTTAGGCCGCCGAATTCATCAAACGGTGTTTGTATGTCTGTAATTATTGATCCAACTAGTGGTTCATACGGATCATCGCCAATAAACTCTGTAAATTCAAAATCTATATATCCGTCCCATATTTCAACAACTTCGTGTTTTTTGTTAAGTTGTTCAAATGTAAATCCAGCAGCATCTGTGTCAATAACATAATCATTTAAATCATATAAATTTAATCTTACTTCAATATTATCTCCGGTAACTGGATCTAAAAGAACATTTCCGTTTTCATCAGTAATTTTACTTTGGTATTCCTTGCTCATCCTAACAGCAAATAAATCTGTTGAAAATTCTTGTTTAACAGGTAAGTTACCGTTGTCGCCCCAATAAGTTAAATTGAGTATTTGACCTGCTTGATCTTGCTGTCCTGTATAAGATCCTATTGTACTGATTAGGTTTTGTAAGTTAAAATATTCATTAATCTGTCTGTTGTCTGAAGCAATTTTAATATCATTGTAAATCACACCAGTACCTGTATCAAGCCATGTAGAACCATTCAAGTACGTTAAAGGAACTGTTTTTTCATTATCAGAATAAACATTAAAATACCAGAAGCCGCCTAGCCCGTCAATTATATTATCAGCAAGTATTTGATAAATGCCCATTGAATCTCTATCATTTACATAAGCAGTACCGGTATTATCAAAAACACCGTTAACCCGTGTCAAATACATTACACAACTGTCGTCTTGTATACCAATATAATATAGTTGTCCGCTACCGGTAGGTGTTGTAATGAAATCGCCGACTTGCGGTGTATTAATAAATGTATCTACGTATAATACTAAGTCAATTTTTTCAACAATTGTATGTGTATCTGTAATTACATCATACGTTAAGGCACCGCTGTCGCCATCCCAAGGAAAATATGCATTTAGTGTAGGGTTACTGTTAGAATATCTATTCCAAGTAACACCTACTTGGTCTCCAGGTTCGGTAGCAAGATATGCTTCAAACGGGGCTCTTAATAAAAAGTGGTCCGTTGGCTTTCCTGAAAGTCCAGGATTACCTGTTAATAATAGTGTTATTAGTGTGCTATCTGCATCAGGGGCACTTGCAATATCTTTATAACTGTTAAATGTATTGTATGTTGTTGCAGCAGATGCTGGAATAATTTCCCTATTAGCTTTGTATAGACTTTCTCTAAAATTGATAATATCATTCTTACCGTAATTTACAAAAGGATCAAAATCTCCTTTGTACCTTGTTTTAATTTCTTCTGCATTTGGAACGCCAACTGCTAGATATAGCCCGTCTGGAGATACTGCAACACTTTTACCAAAGTTTATAGCTCTTTGACTCACTGCAACATCAACTGGCTCTGTGCCAGCGCCAAGACTAGTTTCAACACCGCCATTTATTTTTATAAGATCCCCGTTGCCGGTTGTAAAGACACCAAACACATCACCTAATTTTATTTCGGTGCCAGCATTGACTTGTTCTACTACTGTACCTATCGCACTACCTTGTTTAATTTGTTCATCTACTGCAAGATTCACAGGAACTCCAAGAGTTAACGTAACGTCAGTAATTCTAATATCATCTGGTGGAACTAACGACTGTCCTAGTACTAAGTTATTAGTTTCAATACTACGTTTGTAAAGATGTACTTTACCGTCATTGTCATCAGGCGCTGCTGCTGCAAAATTTCTATTGTCATCACTTACAGCAATCGAAGTTCCGTACTTTTCATAGTTTTCTGAAATCGGTGTTGGGTTAAACAATACCTGTTGCTCGAAATAGTTTTGCGAGTTTTGTATTACACTCCAACTTTCACCTAGTTTATCAATCCATATTTTTTGATTCGGTGATTTGTAAGTTTCGATTAGTGTGTTTAATTCTTGTGTGTTTGAAACCCTTACACTTCTAAACTTTGCAACTAATAGATTAACTTCTTCTTCTGTTGGTGTAATTTCTAAACCTTCAGGCAATTCTAAAACAATATCTTTTGCATCTATTTCTGCTACATAGCAGAAATAATCTAATCCAATTGCTCCTGCATTGTAAACACCTACTACATCTCCTACTTCTAGGTCGTTACTTACGTATTTAGAAAGTGTTACTCTAGCAAAAGGTGAAGAACTTGCTTCAATAGCGTCCGCACCTTCGTCTTCAACAACTATACTTAAAGCATTATACGGTGTATCAACTAATTGATAAACATTCCATGATTGATTGTCGTCTGTTACCCAAACATAATCACCTATAATAACTTGATCTGTTGTAACGTCAAGAAACTCGTCTTTGTTTTGAATACGATACTTGATATCCTCAACTCTTACATATCCTGCAGATTTAATAAATTCTTTTACATCTGCAACTTTTGGAAAGATTTTTGACTGGTAATCATCTGCTTTAGAATATACTTCGTAAGGTTGTATTTCAATAACGTTATCAATGCGAGATGCATCTTTAATATCTACTAGTTCAATAGGTTGTGGATTAATTCTAAACTTTTCTTCGTCTAGTATAAAATCAACGTCTTTATATTTGTCAGTAGCACCGTACTGTCCTAGCTCAATTGCCCATTCTTCAAAAAACTCTAAACTATCTTTGTCAGCACTATTAAGTGCATCAAACAGTTTAGTTAAACTATTCAATGTACCTTTATCAGCAATCATACCTTGATAAAATTTAAATTGGCTTACATCATCGTTGACAATATTTGCAAGATAATTCCTCGGTTGATAACCGATCAAGTGTTGTGCTAATTTTTGTTGTCCTATATCAAAATTATCACTATCTAAATCATAAAAATCTGCAAACTGATTAATTTTATAATCAAAGTTGACCATTAGTTGTGATTCGGGTTTTTCAGCAAGACGCTGCCAAACATTATTGTTAAATGTTTCTTCGCCCGGAATATTATATAATGCTACATAATAAAATTCTTTATGCTTGACAAGGTCGCCAATTGTATAATCTTTATAGGGTTCCCATACGGTAATGTCAATATCATCATATACAAATCCTGGAATATCTAATCCACCAGTCCAATTATCAGATCTATAACCTAAAACTTTTATGCGCTCTTGTCTGTATCCGGTCGATGGTTGGTAAATCACATCACCAAATTGGGTTTGATTATCTAATAAACATACGTGTTCTTTTTGTACTAATGGCAACTGTGCTTGATATATACCCTGATCTGTATTTTTTAGAACTAGACCAAAACTATTTTGCTGTCTAATTGTATGATCAAATGATTTATCAATCTGTCTTGCATCTGCATCTAATATACTATACGAATAGAAGTTATCAAACAAGTTGTCTACAACTGCATAATCAGTTCTAAATTGTAAAACGTTTGCAGCAGGGCTTAAACTAATTGCTGTGCCAGCTGCCCAATTTTGTGTAGTCCAGAATAAAAATTCTTTACAAGCGTATTTCCAATCGTCTAAATCTGTAGTTGTGTTATTATAAGTGTCAAATACAAAACCTTGGTCTTCAAGGTACTGACCGTATCCTAACAAAAAGTCAACTACTTCTTGACTGGTTCTAAGTTGTGTACCGTAGTTTATACGTTTTTCAACCTTTCTAAAGGTTTTTCTTATAATTGCTCTTCTACCACCTGTAGTAGGTAGCTCTGGTAATTTAGCAAGATTTTCTAATGTAAAAACTGCACCACTTGTAAATGCAGATGTTGTTCTATAATATATTCCTGCATTTTCAATAACAACACCTTGTAAAAATCTTGTATCAGGTGACCAAGTTTGGAATGTTTCGCTAACACCTCCTACAATAATTACATTGTCCGAATTGCTTTCAATATATTGGTAATAAGGAAAATAAGGGTTTTCAAATGCATAACCTCTTACACGGTATCCGCCTGTAACCTTTTCAACTGTTACAGCACTATAAATTTGATTAGCTACCGGAGAACTTGTATTAAAGAATATTTTATAATTTTCTTCAGGTACAAAAACATTACCTTGATTATAAGGAGTTCTGCTGTCTAATAACAATTTAAATTTACTTTTATCACTAAATCCGCCAATCTTAAAACCCATTTGATTTGTAAGTGTTGTAAGTTGGTTTTTATATTCTGAATATACAGAATCTACATTAGCACTAATATAGTTAAAAACATAATTAACCAAGCCGCTTGTAATTTTTCTTTCTGCACGATTATAACTATTTGCAAATGTGAGCTTATTTAATTCAATAAATTTACCAGTATCTTTATATACTTTTTGACCGGCTATATTTTTTACAATTCTAGAAAGATCAAATGCTTTACCAAATATTTCATTTGGCTTTGTAAGTATCAAAGCTCTAATAATTGCAAAAGGATATTCGCTACTTCTTCTCCATGCGCTTTCAGTTGGTGAAACATCTCCAAATGCAAATTTATTTCTAGTGTTTCTTGCAATATAATTTTTTGCATAGTTAGAAGATAGTGGAGATCTAATTTTTCCATTTTTATCAACTGGAATATTTTTTAATAAATTAGGTCTTGCATATCGCCAATCTCTTCGAGTGTTGCCCGGTTCTTTAATTAACCCTTCGCTTAAATCTTCCCACAATATTAAATTATCTAAAGTGTAAGGTGCTTTACCGTATGTGCTATCCCACCAGTCTGGTTTAATTGTTATACCTAACATTTCCCAAGGATGTGAATGAGGGCGATCGGTGTCGTATGCTTTTCTATATACACCACGCCAAAATCCTGGAAGTAAGTTACCTTCAGGATCGTTCATCTGGGAGTAGTTAAATGTTAACTGGTTGTCTCTGCTATAAAATTCGTTTTCTGTATAATCAGAATCTACCAATTGCTGCCATTCAACAAAGTCACTTAAAAGTGCATTATTAAGACTTTCTAGTTGGATACCTGTATCTCTATAAGTACCTGGTAGATAATCAGTAAGATCAAAAATTTCTTTGTTATAGCCAAGTTTAATATTATTAAAAATTCTACGTTCTAGTTCTAATAATAATTGATCTCGAAAATCATCAAATGCTACAACAATAGATCCGTCATGACCTTGAATTACTTTAGTAGGTTCTAAATAAGTGTCGTCTACAAATATCTCTGGTTTGTATACCGGATACAACCCTAGTTTTGTAGGAGTAGGAGGAATATATGCACCGTCAGTTGACTCCCACTCAATAACTTCAATTGTGTCGCCGATTCTTTGTCCTGCATCTACTAATACAAATCCATTTTCGTCAAATGTATAATCTTCAGTTATTAAAAGCAAATTTCCGTTTAAATAAACTTGAACTGATTTGTTTGTTAACTCTTTCGGATCAAAAGGTTGTGTTAAAGCATAATAAGGATTTCTAGGATCTAAAACTTCAAAAGTTAAGACATTGTTTGCACCAATAGGAACCATATCACTAAAGTAATAAGGCATAGAAGGTGTTTTGTCTTTGTTTAATTCTGAAAGAATTTTATTTACATGTTCTCTTATTGGTCCATCATATCCCAATGTTTCAGCAATTTGTAAAAATTGTCTTTTGAATTTTGCATAATCATTTTTTGAGTTTTTAATTGCATTGATAACATTAAACTCTTTACTTGTTAAATGATATCCTGCAAGATTCATTGGAGCAGTATGCTTAACAAATCTTTTTCCAAATTTGTTAATATTTTTAATATCTCTTAAATTACTAGGACCAGGATATCCGCCAACAAAAGGTATAATGTCTTCGATCATAGAGTCAACATGATCAATGACTTCGCCTAAAGTAAACTGTGTAATATCTTGGTTCTTTGGGTTTCTTTCTAGGTTGTAAGGAAATTCATAATAGCCGTTATCATTTTTTGTAGTTTTAGTTTTAATTCTTAATTCAACTACATCATCTTCTGCCAACTCATTATAAAATCTTACAAACAACCGAGAATTAAATCTATCTAGTTCGTAGTCTACTAAATCGAATTTTAATTTTTTATTAACATAAACTGCTACTCTTAAATCTTGTATGTTTGCAGCATTATCAACAACATCAACTTCAAAATTATTTGACTGACCAATTGTACTAATATATTGTCTAATAATTTTTTGTTGCATTTTAACAGGCTCATTAGTCCAACTGTTTTCATAAACATAAGATCTATTTGCATTATATTTTTTCAAAAATGCAGTATCAGTAGAAACTGTATAAAATCCTTCTTCATCTTGATACACAAAACTGTCTGTTAATAGATTAAAGTCAAATACTATATCTCCTGAATTTTCAATTGATTGATAAGTTAACGAAAATCCTAGTTCATTATCGACTGTTCCGTCTCCTCTAGCATAACTGAATAATTTTGTGCCAGTAAAGTTATTTGCTTCGTAGACTAATTGATCTCCAAAGCTGTTGCCTTTACTATCAAACAAATCAAATTTTGGTTCTATATTTGTACTTGTTTTTTCTTGAGACTTTTTCCATTCAGTTCCAGTATAATGAAATAAAGTACCGGCATACTTGTCACCTTTTGTAATAAGAACGGTTTCTAATTCTTGTGGTAAAGTATCAACTGCTTCTTGGAGTGTTAGCTGTCTTCTGTTTCCTACTGTGATATATTTTACTTCATATATTTTACCATTAACTAGTATGTCCTTGTCTGCTGTAAACAAAACTCGCATACCATCTGCAAGGGCAATACCGTCTACATTATAACCGAGCTGACCTTCAATTGTTGAAAATACATCTTCTGTATAATCATCTATTAAATCAATATCGTTTTTTGCAAATACACCATTGTTAAAAAGTTTTAGTCCGGCTTCAAATTCAATAATAGGTCTTTTAGCTCTTGCACTTTGGTCTACATTACTAACTTGGCCATTGACTTCTGCTGCATACTGTATTACATCCTTATGGAACCATCTATTATATCTTGCCCAAGGGTTTTTATCAGGGCTTGCTCTATTAATAACAATATAATCTTTTTCACCTGCATAACTACTTTGATTTGCAAAAGGCAATCTATCAAACCCTTCACTATCAAACAGCACAGGCTGGTCGGTAGAGTACGCAGAAGGAAGAATTAAGTCTCGGTCTCTAACTAACTTAATCTCATCGCCTACACCTTCGACATAGTAAGAACCTTCTGCATATTTTTCAGGAGTTACTTTTCCAGAAAAATGTACTTTAAGTCCATTAGTAAATTTTATACCATTTGAACTTGTGTATTCTTTTTTCCCTAAAATTTCTGCTTCAACATTGATTGCTGTGTTTTCTTCAATGTCGTATATTCTTATTTGACCACTGGTTTGTAAATCATTTTTACTTATATAGAAAAGATAGTCAGGTGAGTTTAAAGGAATGGTAAACTCTATTGTGCCTTCTTCGACATAAACATTTGCAATTTCAATACCTTCCTCGTCGAATTTTGTAATGCCGTCTGGATATAATTCGCTTGTGTTTATATCATCACCAACTTCTATTCCACCTTCTTGAGGTAAAATAATAAATTCGCCTACATCGTAACTATCACCAAATAAACTTGCGTCAAATAATCCTTCTCCTCTAACTCCTTCTCTTGTGGCAGTTATAACAGAGTTACCAGGAGTAAAAGATCTTGACAATGCAATTGCCATAGGATGACCGGGTGTGTTTATTTCAAATCTATATGTTTGTCCTCTGTAAAGCGTTAACTTCGGATTTGCTGTAAGTCCGTCTGGAGTAAAGATATATGAAACATTATCTCCTTGATCGGCAAGAGTAACTTTATATGTACTTTGGATACCTTGTTCTTGACCTAAAACATCAACAACTTGCGGCCCGGTTGGTAACCAATAATACTCACGGAAGTTTACAAACTTATCCCAATCAATATGTGGATTCCAAGGATGATAGTCTTGAGAATAAAGAGAACTATGATTTCTAACATCGCCGCCAAATACAGAAATTTGGTTTGTTATGTCATTATAGTCTTTATAGAAAGTAACATTATCTAATTCGTCTTTGATAACCATTGCTGGTTCAAACTGATAATTTTCTCTTTGCTTGCTTACATCGCCTGTATAGTTGTCTCCTGCAAGAAATGCTTTTGCATTTTTTCTTCCAAAATAAGAATTAAGTTTTTCAGCAACACCCGGCTGTATTAATTGGTCCATTGTTGCTTGTAAAAAGTTTACATTTGCGGTTGTTCTAAAATAGCGAGGTAATAAGTCTGAGCTACGTCTTCTCTCTTCGCCGTCGCCTGGCAAAGGAACGTCATTTTGGTTTTCTATAGCCATTAGTAACTATAACCTCCACTGTTTGAACTGCTGCTTGAACTGCTGCTTGAAATGCTGCTTGAACTGCTGCTTGTTGCTCCTGTATTAACAGATGCACTCTGCACACCTACTGTAGTAGGTATTGTGCTTGTAACAACTTTTCCAGATGCTTTTAGTTTAGTTGATGTAATTTCATCAATAATTTCTATGTCTTTAACTGTAGCGCCATTAATAAATATTTCATTATTTTCAGAATTAATTTGGAACAAACTACCGAAAGATTGATCTGATTGTTTAGGAACAATTAAGAAACTAACAATATCTGGACTCATAGAATTCATTACGTAAGAACTTAATTCTTGGAAAAAGAAAGTATCTCCAAAGTCCCAATTTTCTGTTGAGAAAAATCTATTCATGTACCCAATGATTCTAGATTTTACATCGTTATCATTTAAAACTAAATCAGGATTTTTTACTACTTTAAAAGTAACTTGTAAATCGGGCAAGGCTTTTGATCCAAATAACACTTTATACTTAACCGGATGATATATAATTTCATCACTAATTGATTTAATAGCATTAAGTTTACTACCATACTGTCTATACAATTCGTCACTGCTCGGCGGCTTAGGCATAGAAGCTAGTTCGTTTGCCAAGTAAAGTCTAAATTGTGTATCATAGTTTTTACTTAAAATAAATGTATCTATAATATTACTTAAACTTGGATCTATTCTTGTTTCACTATCCGCTACGTGCAAATAATTAAATTTTAAACCGTCTCTACCAATATAAGCTCTATAATTTGATACAGTTGTAAGACTATTCGCAGTAGAATTAAATTCTTTAAAAATACCTTCTTCTGTTAAGTAGAATATTTTACCGTCATTGTTAGCAGTCCTTTCAACTGCCGATTCATCAGTAACTTTAATGATGTCAGCATTTGAATTATTAAAATACTTAAAGTCTTCCACACCGTCCGAAGTTGTATATATTTTTTGGAAGATGTATTCTTCCTGGTTTACAATTTCTTCAAACATTTCAGGGTCATCAAAAACACCGTCATCGTCTTTATCATAAAATGTTATTTCTAACTTTCTTGTATCTCTATATCCTGCAGAATCTCTAAATTCTTTTACTGCGCTCCATGTAAAATCTCTAGTAAAAGGTCTTCCAGATCCGTCAGGTAATGTGTTTATAGATAACACATCAATTTTATCTTTTAAAACTTTACCTGTTCTAGGATTAAACACTTTACTAGACTTGTCAAAGTAAAACTTAATTTCATCTGCACTTTCGAATACATACCTAAGATTGCGATATGTAATTGTATATGTTTCGCCGTTTGTTTTAAAATAAACTAACCAACTAGCATCTAGTTGCTGACCGCTTGTATCACCGGCTTTACCTGTACTAAATGCTCCTGTAGAGTTAATGTTATCAGCTGTTATAAGTTTCCATTGTCTAGCTGCATCGTCATATCTAATAGCATAATCATTATAAGCAAATGTTTGATCTATGATTTGTGTTTTTAAATCGTCTAACAAAACTGTTGCTAGTTTAGGCTTAACTTGAGTTAATATAGGTTTAATATTTGGATTATCTGATGTTGGTAGAATATCGTTTAAAATAATATCACCTATACCATTTGTTTCACCTGTGCCGTCTCCATTGGCAGTTACAACTTTTACCCATTTATATGTTGTAGCGTTTGGATGATCTGCATTGCCTTCCATAATAGAATTTGAACTATCGAGCATAAAATGATAACCTTCTGGTGGTTCAAATCTCAGCATTGTTCCAGATTCAACCAGTCTTAGGCTGTTACTAGTAAACTGTCCAACTTTCAAATTAACGCCGTCTTGGTCTGTTAAGTTACCTGTGTCAGCGTTTGTTTGAGTAGAAACCGATGTCCAAGATGCATTAAGATCTGTAACGATGTTTTCTGGAAATTTTGCCCAGTAAAAATTCTTTATATTTGTTGCTTTAAGTAAAGGTTGAATTTTATTATAAATTATACCCTCAACATCGCTTTGTGTAACAAATGTAAAATCAGATCTTTCAGTAAACTCTTGTTGATATATAACACCGTCTGTGCCAAATAAGTTTGTATTACTATATTTTCCTGTTGTATCTTTAAGATCTAAGTATCTACTAATTCCGCTGCTTACTCTATTTACAGCCTTTGTTTTTATAATATCTTGACTAACACCTAGAGGAGCAACATTATAATCTTCAGCTGTAATCATTCTATTTTGAGTATAATATGTAGCAGGAGCATTAGTTTTAATACTTGCATTCGATTCACTTTGCGCTGCATTAGTAACTGTATACTTCAAACTCATTGTGATAGTAAGAGTCTCATTAGTATTTTTTCTACTAATATAAGGAATTTCAATACTAATATTATTCATTCCAGCTGGGCTAACAGTAATATTTCTATTTGCACTAACTCTATAGTATGATCTAAATCCGCCTGCAGGTAAGTTACCAAATACACCATCGCTGAATATTAAGTTCACCCTGTCTCCAACTCTTGTAGAAACTGCGTAAACATTTCTAATATTTTTATTAAGGCTGTTATAAATGATATTATTACCTTCTACAGCATCTAACTTTGTCCATAACTCTGACTCAAATCCGTTTGAGTCTATACTGTATACCCATACATCACTGTTATTAATGTTTTGAACATCAATAGCAATGTTTTGATTTGGTGTAGGGTTACTTACAGAAAAATCACCTGTCTGCAATGCGCCTTGTCTAAAGTGCATAAAAAAGCCAGTATTGCTACTTCCTGATCCGCGCCCGTCATCTCTAAATATAAATGCAGGATTATTTCCAGGCAGCGGCGGCTCTTCTAAAATTTCGCCTGCTTGTACATCTGTACTAACTACTTCAAATTGTACTGTAGAACCTTCTACAGTTTTACTAAACTTAAATCTTGGAATATCTGTGTTAAGAGCATTTAATCTGTATTGCTCTGTAGGAATGCCTGCTACATTATCAGACTTTACTGGATTTCCTATTCCGTTATCAGGAGGAAGTGCAGCATTTAAAACTTGTGTAAATTGTTCAAACCAAGAGCTGCTGCTTGCATCGTTCCAATTAATTGTAATTCCTGATAAATTAGTTCCGGAACTGTCTATCAATGTTTCTGTTGTTTTGATAGAGTCAAACTTTAATAGTCCGTTTGCTGCTTGGTTTCTTTTTGGATTGTAAGATATAAGTCTAGCAAGACGTAGAACACTTTCTCTGCGCTCTGCTGTTTCTAAAAAGTTTTCTCTTGCATTAAGATCTGTTCTAAATGACAGATTTTGCCCAAGGAATGCAATCATGTCAATTAGTGCAAGATATTCTGAACTTTCAATGTAATCGTTAAAATCTTCGGGATAATTTTCACGCAAATAATTAATCAAAGTTCTGCGTAAACTATCAAAGTCATAACTTTGAAAATCTGCATTTCTGTAAGATTGGTAAATTCTTTTCCAATCTTCTGTTACTAATAATCTGTTCTGTCTATCTGTAGATGACATGGCTATTCCTTGTTTGTTATAATATTTATCGTATCGGATAAAGTGCTACTATTATACTAGGCCAGCTGCTTGGTCAAATCTAAAGCGTAGTGTTTCGGCAATACTATAAGGAACATATACAAGATCCGCTTCTATTTGTATTCCTGATTCATAAGGTATTACATTTATAGTATTAACACTTACTCTAGGATCATAGTTTATGATTTCCGTAACATTTTGTATTATCGCTTCTTTTACATCTTCTGTAAAAGGCTCAAATAATACATCCCAGATTATAGTACCAAATTCAGGGTCTGATATTTTCTCTCCTTGGCGTATGTGAAAATGATTTATGATATCTTGTTTTATAAGTTCAAGATCAAACAATGCATAAGAATCCCTATTAATGTCTACAGTAGAAAATCCTCTGTAAGACTTTCCTTGCGAACTAGTTTTAGGAACCGCTGCATTTTTTACTGTAACTCTTTTGTAAAGATTTTTTTCTATTGTGCTCATAACGTATTTACCTTATACAATTGCCGTGCCGCGCTTGATTGCAGCGGTTCCTAGTGCATAGTATTCATCACCTGTGGTACCGTAAGCATCTGCTTGTCCTCGTTTACCGTTACGCCAATTCTTCATAGCACTTGCACCCAACAAGTGCGATCCTGCTAACATGCCTGCAATAACTTCGTTACTATCTCCTGTTCTTACACCACCGTTTCTTTTTAAGTAAGATAAGTTTTTATTTGTGTAAGCAATCATACCAATTTCTTGGCAGTTATTTTTATTATTCAGCCAGTCTTCTTTGTTGTTTACTCCGTTTTTACCGGTCCATGCATTTGGATTATCAAGTGTCGAATTCCTATTACTAGATCCTAAAATAATATAACCAGCCTCTTGAAGTGCAGCAGAACCAAATTGGTATTTTCCGGAAAATCCTATAGTGTTAACAACATCATATTTGTTGCCGCTTTCTCTTTGTCCTATAGCACTCATATAGTTTGCTGTTTCTGCTTTGGTAAATCCATCAATTGTACCTGGAACATCATTCGGTCCTAATACCGGAGCAGTAAGTTTTCCTGGTCTTTGTAAACTACTGTCTTTAGTTCTGTCCGCACTAGGTGATTTAGGATCTCTTGAAGGTTGTGTAACAAATCCTCTAGCAGACTGATTCCCTGTACTAGATATTGCAGGATTTCCGGCAGCAGGAGGATTGTTAGCATTTTTCCTAAATGTGTCAGGAGTTTGAGCAGGTTGCCCGTTAATAATCTGTCCAGGACTCTCTCTATCTAATACTTCAGTTTTAAATGATTGTGGGTTTTGGTTTTCATGATGAGGCCAAGGTTCATGTTGTGGCGCTCTTGTTAGAATAGTGTTGTATGTTCCAGGATCTGGTATTCCTGGAGTTATTTGCGGTAATGTTATTTCTGGTAAAAGAACTACAGGCACAGGAACTTCAGCAGGGTCAGCAACTGTACCTTTTGTTGCATCAGCTGTTAACCCACTATTCCAATGTATTTCTCCAGCATCGCCTGTAAGAACACCTGCAGGTTTTAAATTTATATTAGTTGCTGCTTGCCAATAACCACTTTGTGCGGTTGTCATATGTATTGAGCCTTCAGCATCATGATGCATACTACTTTTTGATGTTACATTCCAAGTATCGTTAGTGCCTATTTTTATTGCTGCTGATGAAAACCAGTTTGATTCTGCATCTACATCTATATGTAAATTATCGCCA